TGACGTACCTATTGTTACCCCCACATTTTCTGCCAGTGGTGGCACTATCACAAATAGTGGTGGTTATCGTTATCACACTTTTAATGCTTCGGGAAGTTTTGTTGTAACGGGTAGTAAACTTATGGATATTCTTGTTGTAGGCGGTGGGGGTTCAGGTGCAGGTGGAAATAGTGACCAATTTGATGGGTATGGTCTCATAGGTGGTGGTGGTGGTGGCGCAGGCAGGTTTGCAACAGCCACTGTAACAATCACTGAAGCAACCTATGTTGTAACTATTGGTGGTGGTGGAGCAACAGTAAATGGAGGCAGCAGTGGTAATACTGGTACTACTTCTTCTTTTGGCACAATATCCGCAACTGGTGGAAATGGTGGCAATGACGGGTCACAGGGCGCAATGACTGGTGGAACTGGTGGTAATAGTACATTTAATGGAGGTACGACAGCTACCTATGGCGGTGCAGGTGGTGGAGGTACTTCTAGTACTGGTGCAAACACAACTAATGTAAACGGTGCTAATGGTGGTTCTGGAGTTAATTGGAACTCATTTAAATTCTTTGGTGGTGGCGGGGGCGGTGCAGGTGGCGGAGTATCTGCCGATGGAGGCAGTCCTGTATACAGCACAGGTGGCACTGGTGGTACTACTGGTGGAGGAAACGGTGGATACTATAATGGTTCCACTAACCCTGCCTCTACTGCTGGAACAGTAAATACTGGCGGTGGTGGCGGTGGACAAAACATTACTAGTCCAACAAACAACGGTGCTGGTGGTTCAGGTGTTGTTATTGTGAGGTACCTGCTATGAGTCATTTTGCCGAATTAGATGAAAACAATGTTGTCATTCGTGTGCTTGTCGGAGACAACGATATGCCTAATGAAGGGTACGATTGGTTTGTAGAAAACCTAGGTGGCCGTTGGGTGCAAACAAGTTACAACGGTAACTTTAGGGGTCGTTTTGCTGGAATTGGGTTTACCTATGATGAAACAAGTGACGTTTTTATAAACCCCGCAGAAATTAAAAATGAGGATTAACTATGAAAGCTATTAAAATTCCATTTCAATTTAACGGTGGCAGAGTTAGCACAACCACATCTGAATCTATTATTGCTGAACAAAAGATAGTAGATGTTCTTACTACTAGTAACTTTGAACGTGTAATGAACCATCAATACGGCGCAGGTATAAATAATCTATTGTTTGAACCTATTGATGAATTGGTTGTTCTTGACTTTAAAACAGACGCAATAGCTGAGATTCGATCAAATGTTTCCAGAGTAAACGTGATGGATATCCGTATGTCACCAAGTAATTCTGTGGCAGCGTATGGTTCTCCAGAAACGACAATGGGTGTAACTGTGGTGTACCGCCTTCCCCTTGGTTCAGCACAAATTGTAAAATTTAACGTAGCAATTCCAGGGGATCTTAACGAAGACTCAATTATTTAGGAGTAATTATGGCACTTGAACGACCAGGGTTTGACTTTGCAAGTCGAGACTATGACAACATTAGGCGTGATCTACTAGCTCGCGCTTCTATTACTGTTCCGGAATGGACTGACAGGGACAACTCTGACTTTGCCATGATGATGGTTGATATGTGGGCGTACATGGGAGACATCATGCACTACTACATTGACAGAGCTGCAGCTGAGGCATTTTTAACAACTGCGACACAACGTGAAAGCGTTCTAGCAATTGCTAACTTGTTTGACTACACCCCCCGTAACCGCACTGCGGCAACAGCAACGGTTTATGTTTCTAACTCTTCTGCATCCTCAGTTTCGCTGCCGGCTGGTACGACCTTCTCAGCTATAACCGATGGTGGATTGTTTGATTTCTATTCAACAACCACAACAACAATTGGAGCAAGTGCTGGTTCTGTAGCAGTGGCGGTTAGGGAGGGTAAGCTAGTAGCTTCTGAACAGCTTACAACTGGATCGTCTGGCCAGGTTGGTCAGAGATACACCCTTTCTCAAGCGAATGTTCTACCATCATCAGTTAGGGTTTACGTTTATGAAAATGGAACTGACCCAATTGAATGGACACGTGTTGATGACATCAACACAGTAGCGTCTGGTATTAACGCATTCTCTGTTTATGTGTCGGCCAACAACGAAACACAGGTTGTGTTTGGTAACCGACTAAGCGGTCGGGTTCCTCCTACTGGTACAAAAATAACGTCTACGTATTACACTACTAGTGGTTTAAAGGGTAACATTCCTTCCGGAAAGATAACAGCATTTAAGGGGACCACCCCAAGTGGTTTGTTTGTTAGTTCGTCAACTTCTGCAATTGGCGGAACTGACGGAGAAACAATTGACTCACTAAAAGTATCTGTGAAGTCCTTGTTGAAAGCTCAAACTCGAGCAGTTACTTTGCAAGACTTTGTAGATAAAGCAACACTTGTTGAAGGTGTCAACAAAGCAGTAGCGCAATGGTCTCCTACAACCTCTGGAAACGCTGGGGGTAGCGTAACTGTTCATGCTCTTCCTTATATTGAAAATTACTCAACCGGAACTGGTGCTTCTACCCCAGTAGTAATTACTGTAGACAACGTTGTAGCTGCTATGCGGGATAATATTGTTGCTGCGCTACAACCTCAAGCAATGCTTGGTGCAAGCGTATACGCGGCCGCTACTATCACCACAATTCCAAAAGCAGTTACGGCCACAGTTACTATTGAAGATAACTATGTAAGTGTCAGTGTCAAAGCCCTTGTTCAAAACGCAATCTTAAACTTGTTTGGATTAGAGAACGTTAAGTTTGGCCAAGACCTAAACCCTGGAATGGTTTATAAAGCAATTCACGATATCCCTGGGGTGTTGTATTCAACTGTAACAATTACAGGATCCACTCCAACTGCTATTCAGCTTATACGAAACAACGCAATAACTGTCACTATTGTTGGTGGCATTAGCACTACCTAAGGAACCTAATGGCACGTAAATCTTTTGTAGTACGCAACACCTCTGATTCAGGACAAGCAGTTGGTTCATGGCTTAGGTATGAACCAGGTGTGGGAGTTGACGACGACTCCAAACTTAGGTCAGATAATTTAATAACTGCACCAGTCCTATCTGACATCTTTAACGAACGTTACCCTTCCTACAGCGTTGGGTTCTTTGAAGGTTACATTGATACATACAACACTGTTAACTTGTCTTGGGATGCCCCTTTACAAACCACGCTGGGTGTAACCCCAATTCCCACAAAGTTGATTTTAGTCTATTCAACATTGGGAGAACCAGTGACCATCAATGATGGTATTTACTTGCTTGAAACATCTACGGCAACTAATTACACGCATGTTGTTCCTGAAGGTAAATGGGCGTACTACAGTATTTTTGTAAAGTATGAAGACAACGCTGGCAACGTTTTTTATGAACTAGGTACAACCCTTTCAATCTTGGTTCCTAAAAACTACAACAGTGCTTCTGACCTATTCTCTAAGGTGCCTGTGTACTATAGATTGCAGGATGGTACGATGGACACTGCTGGAACAGGCGGGCCATTAGAAAGGTTTATCTCAACCTTTGGATTTGAGGTTGATCGTATGCGCACAACGATTGACTTCTTAATGACTTGCAAAGACCCTGAAATTGCAAACAGCTATATCTTAGACGTGTTGTCAAATGACTTAAGTGTTGGGTTACTGAGTGAAGAACTAGGACCCTATAGATTACGAAGCATTCTCAATAACATTGGTAATCTCCGTAGGACCAACGGCACAGAGCAGGGTATTAAAGATTTTTACACAGCTCTTACTGGTTCTAACGTAACAGTTGACTCTGTTAACAAGAAAATTAAAGTGTACGCGCAACGCGTAAACCTGCTAAAGGACCCGAGCATTTTTTACGGGTTAAGTAGTAGTCTCGATGCAGGTTCTCCCGGAACTGCAGCTTTCCCTATACTGTACGATGCCGGTTCACCAGCTACCGCAAGTAGTCCTAGTGGTTTTACGGGCACAAGCGCAGACCTTTTAATCAGCACTACTGGTGCATCTGTTGGTACAATTTCTGGTTCTGGAACTGCAAGTGTTCCTTGGGTAGCGACAGTGACTGGAGCTGCTTCTGCAAGTTTATTAACAGTTGGTGACGGTGTAGTTGCTACAAACGGAACTGGTTCTTTGTTTGGTGGGTCACCAACAACAGTTGAAGTAACAAGTAAGTCATCTACTTCATTTACGTACAAAGTTATTGGTGGAACTATCCCAACTGCTGGAACAGTAACTAACATTCGTAGAGTCTTTTCTACTATGTACGATGGCGGTAACGCTGCAGGAACTGGTCTTGTTGACATTAACACAAACCAACCTTTGTGGGTTATGTCCCCTGACACAGTTACAGCTAACACTAACGTTTTACAAACAGCAAACGCTGATGTGTACGCGATATACGGAGATACTCTTTATTTCTCTGTTCAAAACGAAGCAGTCGCACAAGTTCAAAACTTGATTACTAAAGTTGCCTTGTACAGTACTGCGGGGTATGGGAACAGTGGAGCTGTATTGGTTGCAGAAGCAACCACAGCTAGAATCAGTGGTGGAACCAGGTATTGGGAATTGGTAATACCATCAAGTGTTGCCAGCTACACAGGCATGTTCCTATGTGTGTTTATCCCATCTGTAACACCCATTGAATCTTTTAAAAGAATGCTTTTAGAACGAAGCATTAACGCGGAGTACTTTGACGGAACTACTGTGCTTGGTGGATGGATTCGAGACGCCGAGGGTGGATCACGTTCTGATTATCGATGGTATAACCCAGCATCTCCAGATGCAATTGGTGACCAAACAGCCAGTGGTTTAAAAAACAAAAACTACTCTGTATACAACTCCAACTACCAAAAAACAAGAACTATTGCAAGACGCTTATTACCCTCTGTAATACCAGTGACAGAATTGACCACTGCTGCTACTGTGTACAGCAACCGCCCAATAGATTCTGCTGACTCTAGGTGGTCAATAACCTTTAACCACATACCAGGAGTATCATGACTTTTTTATTGTGTTCACTAGCGGCGTACAAAGTGTTACAGGTAGCTGATGCGTTAACCCCGAAGGAAGCAATGCCTTGGGTAAAAGTTGTTTTTGGGGTAGCAGTAGGTTATGGAGCGGCGTTTTCTTTGCACTTGTATAACCCATGGATCTCGGGGTTGGCTATTGCAACTTCTTCAGGTATCGTGCATTCTGTGCTACGACTTCTAACGTATGTTGGGGACGCAGCACATCGACGAAGCCTAAAGTAAAGGAACCACCATGAAAGAAACCTATGGTGTCTTAGGATCAGGATCGGCTCCACGTAAAGTAATTGAAGCCGCACTCAATGACCTAGGCACTTCAACTGTGCAATTTGTTATACCTTGGTATGGTCGAATGGCCTCAGGGCTAGAAGCTGTGTATGACTGGGTGCTCGACAACGAAGCTTCATTCATACTCATTTCAAATGAGACTGGTAAGACTCCACCTAAAGTGCTTCTAACTTCAGCAGCCTCTGTTGAATACAGTGAAGACGTAAACTTTTCTATCCTGCAGCGTTTGAGTGGGCTGGAAGTACCAGGACTTTCTTTGGTTCTGTGGAATCAAGAAGATGAAGAGGAATCAATCAGAGTTTCCTCAATGTCAATTGACATGAAGTTGCCAACACTTGAGTTGACCAATGGACTTACCCCAATAGTAATTGATATGCCTATTGAAGAAGTTCAAGATGATGAGTTACCTGACATTGGAGATACCTCGTACAGCAAAGAAACTCTTGAAGTTATGCCAGCGGCTTTGGTAAAGAGAATGGCCAAGGATAAGGGCATTGTTGTTAAAACAAAAGAAGAAGGCATTGCTGCGCTAACTCAAGAAGTAAAAGAGGAAGTGCCCCAAGAGATTGGTTCAATTATTATCTTGATGAAGAACGGGGATGAACTTGGGTTCACACTAACTCAGGATCTTTTTCAAAAAGTTATGTCACTGGTTGTGGAGCACCAACGTCCTTGGTAAAGTAACTTTTGTGTAGTTCCCCCAACTACAGATGAACCCCCCTGACTAGAGACAGGGGGGTTCATTGTTAGATAGGGTCACCTCCAGTTACCTGTTAACGGAGCTTCACTTCTTCTTTTTGGGGGCTGCTTTCTTTGCAGGAGCCTTCTTAGCTGGTCCCTTGCCGTAAGCGGGGTCTTTCTTATCTTTGAGACCACATCCACATGCTGTACACATATTACTTACCTCCCTTCCTGTACTTGCTTGTTTTTTTAACAGCCATGTCAGCAATCCCAAGCCCGAAGAGATTTGTTAATACGTGAGTTAGGGTCGTTAGCTGTTTTAGATGAGGTGTTCTTCTTCTTCATACCTTCCATCCGTGCACAGAAAGAGTCACGACGCGCTGCTGACTTCTCAGACTTAGCTGCCTGCTCTTTCTTTACCGGAGGCTTAAGGTTGCTTCCAGGGTGCTCCTTTTCATAGGACTTTCGTCCCTTTTCATTAAGCCCACCCTTTGGGTCTTTACCCTCTGAGCGAGACCAAGCTGCTGTCTTTTTAGCTGGAGCTTTTTTCTTTTCTGCCATAACTTCTCCTTACTTAGTTGAGGCCTTGAGTTGCCAAGACCACTTTTGGTGGTGGTCAATTCGATCAGCAAGGAAGTTCATAATTCCCTGCTCGTCAGCTTTTTCAGCTTCGGTAAAAGCCTTTTTCAAAGTTTTAATTACAGCTTCATTTGCTGTAAGCAAAGACTTTGCCATCGCCTTTGGGTTTGGTTGAACATCCTTGAAGTCTAAAGTACGGAGATCCAAGAACTTTTGAAGACTAAAGGGAGCATAATCATCAAGTTTTCGAATGTTCTCCGCAATCGGATCAATAGACTCGTATGCGTCTTCGTAGATGTCAGAAAACAAAGCATGGTACTGACTGAAGTCAGAGCCTTCTACATTCCAGTGGTACCCATGAGCCATGAAATAAAAGGTAACAACGTCCGAGACAAGTACCTTAAGTGACTTAACAAGTGATTCCATTACATCTCCTAAAAGCAAAAGCCAGAGGCTATCAAAGTTTATCCGATAACCCCTGGCTTTGCCTGAAAGGAGCCGGAAAGGAGAACCACCAACTTGTCCAGCGGTGTAAACCTACCACACAAATTTAAAGAAAGCAACCTGTTGCAAGAAAGAGTTTTGGGGTGTACAGTTCTCGACCCATGACCACCAACGCATTCCAAGGACCGTTCCTAGCCATCCCAGTATGGGCTGTGGAAGTTATAAAGAACTACGGGCAACCCCGTGACCTACAAGTTCTTGTAGGTATGGTTGCGCTAATGGATCGCCGCAACAGAGAAATTACAGCGTCAGTACAGCAGGTTGCGGAACACGTTGGGGTCTCTAAAGAGACTGTTAAGAGATCGTTAAGGTGGCTTAATGAGTATGGGATCATTACAACTCGGCGTCGTAAAAACCCTAACGTAAATGTGTACACAGTTCATTATGTTGATGCAAAGATGGGGTCACGGGTGACCCTAGCTGGGGTCATGGGTGACCCTATAGGGGGGTCACGGGTGACCCTAGGTAAGGGGGGTGATGGGGTCACGGGTGACCCTAGTCAACCCCACTTTTGTAATGATCTAGCTGGGGAAACGCAATCTTCTATAGAAGTATTAATAAAGAGAGTATTAATAGATAGTAAAGAGAGGGCCGCAAGCGGCGGGGAGGACAGCATGATTATTGGAGCAGATCCAGATGAACCACAAGAAAGAGAGCAGCCAGTTTCCAAGAAACAACCTGCACGAAAAACCAACAAGTTGTTAAACCACTTTGTCAGCAACCGCCAAGCCATCATGTCAGCGAGTTACGACCAGAGATCATTGGTCATCTTGAGAAGAACTTTTAATATCCTTACGGACTCTGGTTTAACTGAGTTTACGGTTATGCAGATGATCAACAAGTTCTTTGCTATGGAGAAATGGCGGAACGCCGAAAACCCAGCTCTGCTGTTCTGTAGTAAAGACATTCAACGCAAGTTGATGGAGCAAGTTGATACAACGGTAGAAGTTGATGACCCTGTGTTGTCGCTGATGCTTAATGATTTTACTCGTGACACTTTAGAATTACCTTGGCCACAAGCGCACGACAATGTTCTCAGAAAAGCAATTGTCATGCATGGTACAGACATCTGCTACAGGTACCCTGAACTTGTCTCAATTGTAGTGCACCAGTACTCAGGAGATTTTGGGAACAGTGACTTTGTTAATTACATAACTGCGCTAAACTCATTAGTGAGGTACATCAACGGTGAAGAAGAAACAGATCCAACGGAGGTGCTCAACACACTAAGAGGATTTGCGTTACCAATCGAGTTACAAAAAATGTCAAAGACATCACTCAGACCATCGGCAAGCTCGATATCTGAAGCGGTGTACAACTACAGGAGGCTTTCTCATGGATCGTGAGAACGAGTACATTTTTTATAACATCGAAGATATCCTTACCTTTGCTGAGTGGGTACAAACCAACTTTGAATCAACCGACGAGTACTCAGATTGGTTTGACACCTCGCTGGATGTCTACGTCCCAGCCAACGTTTTTTGCACTAGGAAAACAAATCGTCTACAGGAAATGCACGAATGCCTGTTGTGTGGTGCTAAGTTCTTTACCCCAGCAGGTTTAGATGTCCACAGAACAGTACTGCACCAGAAGTCATCAATGTTTGATACCTTCTGGGAGATCATAAACACGGAGTATCAAAAGGAGAACCATGACAACGAACTTCCCGACACCGACTGATTGGAAATCAGCAGCGTGGTGGCGCAACAGAGGACCAGAGGAACGTTTATTCCACTGCAAAGTTCCTCGCAGATTTTTAGAACACAGCGAAATTACTAATCCAAAACTTGCAACATGGGTGTTGGATTACCAACCAGGCAACAGTCTTTTTATCCAAGGCAAACCAGGTACAGGTAAATCCACAATGGCTCAAGCAGCATTGCAGTCCTTGGTAGTGGACAAACCTTTGTCAGGGCGCTTCGTTACAGCCGACAGGTACATCGAAATGCTCAAAGACCAATTTGATAACGACAACCTCTTACCAGAGATGTACTCAAGCCCGTACCTCATCAAGTACATCCAAGGAGTCTTTGACGTCGTGGTGCTTGACGGAGTGGGGCAGGAACGCGAAACAGATTTCTCTATCCACGAAGTCGGTAGTTTGATTCGTAGGCGTTACGAAGACATGCGAACAACAATCATCACTACCACTCTTGGTGTAACAGATTTTACTCGTAGGTATGGAGAACGTGTTAAGAGCGCCGTACTTGACATGCCAGAAATCAAGGTGCCGTGATGGAACGTGGAGAGATTGCTGAATTTTCAAGAGTTGGACAAGCTTGTATTTTTGAAGGCTTGTTGGCAACCCCACCAACTGGTGCGTCCTTACTAAAAGAAAAGTTCCATGAACGTAATAACAACTGGACCTCTGCCTTAAAGCTCTGGAGGCCCAACGACTTACCCATCAAGTCATTGATTGACTCTTCAATCCGACTAGGGATTGCTACGGACATTATTACTTTCCTGTCAGAAGACGCAGTAGAGCCGATTTACCAATGGCTATTGCGTAAAGGGATTACATGCCCAGTGTTCCACTATGAAGACATTTCATCCTACGAACTTGACCTGCGTTACAACAGGGCAGTTCGGGTTGTTTATGTCTCTAATCAAGAAGACGCACGAGTTCTAGGAATGCGTGCTACCGTAGTGCCCCCAACTACAGCGTGGAGTCTCTGATGTCATCAAGCGAACTGCATTTAATTTCTAAAGTCATTCAAGAAAAAGACATCACAATCCCAGTACGCCTTGGTATAAAACCAGATCACATGACTGGTGAGTGGGCGGAGATTTGGCGCTGGATGCTGGAGTTCTACCGAACACACGGAGCTGTACCAACTGAACGTGTGTTTGTTCAAGAGCATGGAGCAATCACTCTTTATGATTCAACTGACGAAACTTTTACTCGTCTTACTGAAGAGATCTTTGATGCTTACCGTAAGCGTTGCGTCATGGACGCACTACAACCAGCAATCAACTCACTAAACAATGATGATGTATCTGCGGCAGTTGCTGCGTTATCTTCGGGCCTGCAGAAAGCAGCGGTTGAAACAGCACGCCTTAGGGACATTGACATTATTCAAAACTGGGAGAACCGTCTTTCTCGTTATGAAGAAATGCGCAACACACCCAATGCTCTGCGGGGTATCCCAACAGGGTTCCACGGCCTTGACAAGATCACACACGGTCTTCGCCCTCAACAATTTATTGTGTTCGCAGGTGAACCAAAGCGTGGTAAGTCATTGTTTGCTCTGATTCTTGCAAACTCAGCGCACACACATGGCAAGCGCCCGCTCTTTGTGTCATTCGAAATGAGCATTGAAGAACAAGAAGCTAGGTATGACTCACTGATCTCTCGTGTCCCCTACAACAGAATCCTTTCAGGAGACTTGGATGCCAAAGACATGGGGCGTATTAGGAAAGCGTTGTCAATCCGAAAGAACATGCATCCGTTTGTGTTTAGTGAGGACACATCATCATTAACAACTGTAAGTGCCTTGACCAGCAAGGTAAGGGAGTACTCTCCTGATGTTTTGTTTGTTGATGGTGTGTACTTGATGGACGATGAAGAGGGTGAAGCAAAGGGTTCTCCTCAAGCACTCACTAACATCACACGTGCCCTTAAACGCATGGCGCAGCAGTTTGATATTCCTGTAGTAGCTACAACGCAGGTGCTCTCATGGAAACTTCAAAACAGAAAGACGCGTGCCGTTACTGCAGATGCAATTGGGTACACTTCATCTTTTGCTCAAGACGCTGACTTAATCCTTGGCGTAGAGCGCAACCCTGATTTGGATGACCAAGCAATCATCCGTGTTGTATTGGCACGCACAGCACCTACTGGGGAAGTCCACGTTAAGTGGGACTGGTCTACCATGGAGTTTGAGGAGGTACTAGGTGATGGTCACGGCATCGACCCATCTCTCGACTGATATTGCCTCCATCCTTGAATCCGCAGGGGTAGAGATTTCTCGTACTGGAGATAGGGAAATCACAGGTAAATGCCCTGTGCACATTCGTACAGTAGGGAAAGAGGATAGGTCTCCATCGTGGAGCATTAACGCCGAAACCGGTCTATGGATTTGTTTTTCTTGTGGTGCTCGTGGTTCCCTCTCTTCATTGCTTTACGAGTTAATTGGTGCTGACGCACTAGGCGCTCAACAGTTCCTTATTCAATCAGGAATGGATAGGCTTACTGCTTCCAAGCCTTTGGAGAAACAGACATCAGTACTTAACGTTGAAGCGTTCTACAAATTTGAACGAGTTCCGGATAAGTACTGTTTTGCTCGTGGTCTAAACCCTGACATTGTCTACAAGTTTGGTGTTCGGTGGAACCCCACCAACAAGTCATGGGCCATCCCAGTAGTCTCACCTTTAGGTCAACTCATGGGTTGGCAGGAAAAGAAAAAGGGGTGGGTTCGTAACTACCCAGTTGGTGTTTCTAAAGGCGCAACACTGTTTGGTGTTGAACGTTTTCGTGGTAAGACTGCAGTCATTGTGGAGTCCCCACTTGACATCATTAGGTTTGCTGCAGTTTTTGATTCCCCTCAAGCTCTAGCATCCTTTGGCGCCCACATGACTAAAGTCCAAATGGACTTACTGCTTCACCTTGCTGACAAGGTGGTCGTTGCTATGGATAACGATGAAGCTGGTATTGAATCCAGCAAGAAGCTGTACAAGCTTATGGGAACCCCCCGTAAAGGTATACGTTGGTGGAACTACACAGGTGTAGACTGTAAAGACATTGGTGACATGACTGACACCGAGATTGAAAACGGCCTGCTAGAAGCAACAGTTATACCCCCCTGGATTGCATAATGTTTAACGGAACCCTCTACCCATACCAGCAAGAATCAGTTGACTCCATGGTTGACCGTGGCCAAATGCTATTAGGACTGGTTATGGGTGCAGGTAAAACGGTTACAACCATTGCTGCTATCGAAATGCTTTTTGACCAAGGCGACATTGACAGGTGCCTCGTGATTGTCCCAGCCTCCTTGAAATACCAATGGGAACGGGAGATCAAGAAGTTCACAAACTCGAGAGTTACTGTTATTGATGGTTCCCCTAAAGTAAGGGAAAAGTGTTGGCGCGCAGCGATCTCTGCTAGGTATGTAGTTGTAAACCCTGAGACACTTTCACGAGATGTGTCTCAGCTCTCATCATGCAAAGTGCAATCGGTAGTTGTAGACGAAGCAACCATTATTAAGTCCAGGGTGAGTAAACGTTCTAAGTTGATTAAGAAGATTGGTAAGACAGCTCACTACCGGTTTGCACTTACTGGGCAACCTATTGAAAACCGTCCAGAAGAACTGTTCTCAATTATGGAATTTGTGGATCCCTCAATACTTGGACGCTTTGATTTGTTTGACCGCACCTTCATTGTGCGTGACCACTTTGGTAAACCTACGCGTTACAAAAATTTAAAGACTCTTCATGATTCACTTAAAGATTGTATGATCCGCAAAACCAGAGAAGACATTGCCGACCAGTTACCAAAAATCATTCACCAAGTTATCCCAATCCCTTTTGATGATAAGGGCGCGACGCTATACAAACTCATTGCAAATGATCTTCTTAATCAATTACAAAAAGCAATGAGCATGCACGGTGGTTCTTTTAACCTGTGGAAACACTACAATGACCCTCAATCAAATGAAGCTCAAGGGCAAATTATGTCTAGGCTTACTGTGCTCCGAATGCTTTGTGACAACCCTCATTTAGTTACAGGCTCCGCCAAAAACTATAATGATAGAACAAAGCCCAATCAAGGAAGCGCTTACGCAGACGTAATTGTTACTAAGGGGTTATTAGAAGGTGTAGTACAAGCACCAAAGCTTGACGCTGTAGTTGATTACATAACAGAAGTCCTTGGTGAGGACCCTAAAAACAAAGTTGTTTTGTTTTCGTTCTTTAAAGAAAACTTAAGGTTGATTCAACAAGCTACCTCAAAGATTACAAACTCAGTATTGTTTACTGGTGACATATCAGCAGAAGACAAAGACACTGCTAAACAACAGTTTGGCAATGACCCTAACACTCGGTTGTTCTTATCATCAGACGCAGGTGGTTATGGTGTTGACTTACCCATGGCCAACTACCTGATTTCTTATGACCTGCCATGGAGTAGCGGAAAACTAGAACAAAGAGAAGCTCGTATTATTAGGTTGTCTTCACAATTTCCTCATGTTACGATTGCCACATTCGTTATGCAAGGTTCCATTGAAGAACGACAGTACGACATGCTTCAACAGAAGCGTTCTATCAACGAAGCTTTTGTTGACGGTAAGCACCACGACATTCGTGGTGGTTTTGATATCACACTAAGTAGCCTATCTTCTTTCCTAAAAGACTCAGAGGTATAAAATGATTAACGAACCAAAGCACGTAAGTTTGCCAGAGAGGGATGGCAAAGTAAAGCCAACCCGTCAACTGCTTGGCCGTTTGGCGGCTGAGTACAAAGAATCAAAAGAGTTTGGAGAACGCATTCAAAAGCGTACTGACGAACTTAAGAAAGTCTTAATAGACAACCTACGAGAGCACGGGGTTCCTGATGACAAAGGCCATAAGTGGTTAGCTGCTGGTGACATGCAGGTAAAACATGAACGTCGCGTAAGTTCTGGCTTTGATTTGCAGAGTGCGATTGAATGGATTAAACAAATGGATGCTTGGGATGAAGTCAAAGAAGTCATTGAAACCACCAATGAAGACCGCATCCTTCAGTACGCATGGGCTAACGAGTACAAAGATGTTGTTGCTAAGTTTTACACCGAGCGTGAAACATGGGCATTTAAATTGATTGAACAGAAGAGCTATGACGACGAATGAGATTTATGAATGGCTGAAAGACAAGTCGACGGTGGTTACTGCGTCTGGCCAAAACTATGACATTGTAAAGTTTAAACAGGCCGTGTCTCTTATAGAGTTTCTTATGGAAGAGCGGGACTACTGGAAAAAAGCATACGAAGAGGCACGTAGTGGCTCGTGATCCTCTAGACATGTTCAACGCACTTCCAGACTTTCCTGGTAAGACACCTCCTAAAAACAGGCCGAGCAAAGTACGCGATTCAATTATTGAGGATCGTTTTAATGGCGCTAAGTCTAAGATGATGAAGGTCAATGGGATCGAAAGGCAGTTCTTTACGGTTGGTGAATTAGCAAAAGCTCTTAACCGTAAGCCGGTTACAATCAGGTCATGGGAGCTTAATGGTTGGCTTCCAAAAGCTAAGTACAGGACACCCGCTCCACGTGGCGTACAAATTCCTGGAAAAGTTGCAAAAGGACGTAGGCTTTACTCGCTAGAGCAGGTAGAGTTTCTACTTACCGCGTTGTCGCGGTTTGAGATAGACGACCCAGCCAAGGCCAACTGGGTCGGCTTCAGACAACACATCAAAAACAAATGGCCCAACGATTAAGGAAAAAAGCATGAGTAGATACGATGACGAAGACGAGATCATGGAAGATGCGCCAGTTCGCAATACTTCAGGTCTCAAACTAGTAGTAGAAGACGCAGAGGAAGCACCAGCGCCATCAGGCGCACGTGTTATCCGACGTGGTTGGGGAGCGGCAGAAGCAGTAAAGCACGCCGACTCACCTTTCGCACAGCGTCTTCGTGTGATGGATGACCCCATCGTTATTAAGTTCTTGGAAGATGAACCCTACGCCTCGTTCCGTCAACACTGGATTGAGCGCAGCGGTCAGAAGTCATTTACTTGTATTGCAGACATTGACCCCAAGGGTTGCCCACTTTGTGACGCAGGCAGTCGCCCATCAACACGTTTTGCGTTTAACGTTGTGTTGTTAAGCAACGACGCTGAACCGTCAGTCAAGTCCTATGAAGTTGGTCCTCGTGTTATTGACCAACTCAAGAACTTTCACAATGATCCACGTCAGGGACCTTTGTCAAAGCACTTCTGGGCAGTAAGCCGTTCAGGTAAAGGTGCAACCTCAGCGACCAATCACCAGTTGGTTAAAGAGCGAGACCTTGAAGAGTGGGGCTTAGACATCCTTAGTGAATCTGACATCAAGGATTTACGTGGCAAAGCGTACAGTCCAGACATCATTACAATTCCATCTCGCAAGGATCTACAGCAGATTGCTCTAGAAGACTTGTCAGACTGACACCTATGACACTCAGTGTTAGAAACGTGGGGGGCCTCCGTGCCCCCCACGTTGTATCTTCAATAGAAGAACTACAAGAGATTGTTCAAATTGTTTCTGAGGTTGGCGCATTCGCTTTTGACGTCGAGACCATGGGCGCTGTTGATAGACATCCCGATGTGCTTGGGTGGATTGAGAAAGAATGGAAAGACCACATTGCCACTCTCAAGAATCAATCTGAAGACATAAAAGCTCGTGCTAAAGACATCATTACAACACGTTGGAAAAACACACTTGCTTTAGACCCTCTACGCAATAGTGTCTTTTGGTTAGGCATTGCAACCAAAGGCAGGTCTTGGGCTATTCCAATGGGGCACCCAAATGGTGAAGTAGTTATTCCAGAAGAACGTGGCGATGGGACAACAACACCCCCACCAGGGTTTAGGAAGTTTACTGCTAGTGGTAAAGAGTCCATGGCAAAAGCTCGGTACTTCAAGCCCGCAGTATTTAGCCCAGCACCTAAACAACTATCTTGTTCAGAAGTGTTTGAGGCACTGAGGCCAATCTTCTTTAGTGACATTGTTAAAGTTGGGCACAACGTAAAGTTTGACGCCAGGTCTATCCGTAAGTACTACGGAGGTGAGTTACCTCCAGGTCCTTATCTAGACACGATGATTATGCAGCACGTGGTTAACGAGAACTTGTCAGAGTACAGTCTTGATCATTTGATTGCCCATAACTTTGAGGGGCACAGCGCGTACGCAAAAGACGGAAAGCTTGGAAAGATAATCACTGAAGTGCCTTTCACCAAGGCGACTAGGTATGTACATCTTGATGTCAGGTGGACATGGTTGTTGTATACCCGACTGTACCCACGCATTACGTCAGCTCCAGAACTGCTCTCTTGCCTACGTCAGGACATGGGTGTTCTACATGTCCTAATGGAAATGGAAGACGAAGGCATTCCAGTAGACCATAGGGCAATGACAAAGCTGGGTAAGAGTTTAGAAAAACGACTTCAAGAGCTTCTGCTTGATATGACACAGTACGCACCACCAGGGTTTAACCCCGACAGTACAAAGCATAAGCAACATCTTCTATTTAATAAGAAGCGAGAGGGTGGATTAGCCCTTAGGCCTTCCAAGCTAACTCCTAGCGGTGCTGCATCTGTGGATGAAGAGACTCTTCATAAACTTGAAACCAAGCACCCCATCATCCCAATGCTTATTGAATGGTCAGAAACAAAGAAACTAGTTTCAACCTACGTTGACGGCCTGCTTCCAAAACTAGTTCACAATCGTCTACATCCGTCGTTCCACCTGCACCGAACCGCAACCGGACGCCTGTCTTCTAGTAACCCTAATCTCCAGAACATCCCACGAGATAGCAGCGTACGAAGTTTGTTTGTTGCCCCTCCTGGGTATGAATTGTTGGTAGCCGACTACGACCAAATTGAATTGCGTGTCATGTGTATGTTTTCGCATGACCCAAAAATGAGTGAGTTCTTTCTAACGGGGGAAGACATTCATGCTGGAGCGGCTGCCCTTGTGTTGAACAAACCAGTATCTGAAGTAACCCCAGAGGAACGCCAACTTGGCAAAGGA